GCATTTGCTGATATTGAATACAATGGCATACCGTTGGATATTTCTGGATGGAAAGACATTGCAAGTAATTCTTACGAAGAAGCTTTAAAACGTGAAAAAGAGCTTGATACTGCTGTATTGAGTGACCCTAGATTACACAAATTTAAAGCAAAATATATCCAAGCTGATATGTTTACTCCTGTAGAAGAGCTACGTAAGGTCAACATCAAATGGTCTAGTCCTACTCAAGTTCTTAAAGTATTCAAAACTTATTTACCTGAACTTGAGAATGTTAACGGCAAAGAGATAATGATACATTCTAAGAAATTCCCTATCATAGGTCAGTATATAAAATATAAGGAATCTATGAAACTTGCAACTAGTTATGGTGAAGAATTTCTAAAGAATGTACGTGTAGATGGTAGAATACATACTAGTTTTAATCAAATATTGAATACTGGTCGTGTAGCTAGTAATTCTCCTAATATGCAACAGATACCTGCTGACAATAAGTTCAGAAACTGTTTTGTTGCAAATGAAGGTTATGTTTATGTCTCTGCTGATTACAGTTCTCAAGAGTTATGTATTATAGCAGAAGGATCCAAAGATCCTGTATGGCATAAAGTTCTTGAAGAAGGTCAAGACCTCCACTCAGTATGTGCTGATCTTGTATACGGAGAAGAATGGATAGATAATGCAGAAGATGATTGTGTTTATTTGAAAAGCAGGCAGAAATGTGATTGTCCTGGGCATAAAAAACTTAGAACCAATGTAAAGACCGTAAACTTTGGTCTTGCTTATGGTATGGGCCCGCATAAACTAGCATGGACACTTGATATTTCAAATGAAGAGGCAGAAGATCTTATTGCCAAATATTTTCAAGCGTTTCCTTCAATTGGTAAATTCTTAGAGAATCTTGGTAATTATGGTAAAACAAGAGGACATATCCGTACTTACTCTCCCTTCAGACGTATTAGATGGTTTGAAAACTGGTTTGCTGGTATAGCTAAAGATCGCACTAAACTAGGAGAGTTAGGTTCTATTGAACGAGCAAGTAAAAATACACCTATTCAAGGTACTGGTGCTGATATGACCAAACTTGCTCTTGTTAAAATACGAGAGTATTTAAAAGCGAATCCAAGATTTGATGTGAAAGTTGTAATGACAGTACACGATCAAATTGACACGATCTGCAAAGTAGAACAAGCTAATGAATGGAAAGTAGTCATGGCAGAATTGATGGAACAGGCTGGTGCTGAAATACTTCCATCTGGATTGCTAAAAGCTGATCCGAATATTAGCGATAAATGGGAAAAATAATTAACTTTACACTATTCCAATGGGACATATGAAGTTCATAGTGGAGTTAGCAGAAGACAAAGATGCACTTGCTGACTTCAGAGCTGCTTATGAACAAGCAGTAAAAGATAAAAAAGAGCAATATTTATATAACAACTCCTATTTGTACACACAGTACGCAGGACACGTTCTTTATTACGTAGATAATTATGCAAAAGACATTATTAGATCTGAATCCAGAGAAAGACAGATTACAAAAAGAACATTTTAAAGCATGGAAGAATAAAAACTATAAAGGTACAAGTATAGCAGCCACAGGACTGGGCAAAACTAGAATAGGAGTAATGGCTGTTGTCGATACTCTAAAAGATATCAGTAACACGGCTCTTGTAATTGTACCTACAGAAAACTTGAGAGATAATGAATGGATAAATGAATTTAAGAAATGGGGATACGAAAGCTATCTTGATAGGGTTGAGTTTCAATGTATACAATCTGCCTATAAATCAGTAGGAGGCCATTGGGATATAGTGGTCGTAGATGAAGTACATACTACGTTATCAATAGAATACAGAAAGTTCTATGTGAATAATACTTGGGATAAAATATATTGCTTCACAGCAACACTCCCAGAAACTCCAGAATATCAGATATATTTAGAAAATATAGCTCCTATAGTAAAAACAACAACTTTAAATCAGGCCAGATCTTTAGGTCTTGTATCACCATATGTTGTTTATAATTTAGGAGTGAGCTTTACTCCAGAAGAAGCGCTAGAATATAATAGAATCGATAAGATATTTAAAGATTGTACTGCAGAACTTGGAGGCTCTTTTGTAGCTTTTAAGAATGCAGCTAGATTATTAAAAAGTAACGACACGGATAAAAGAAAGACCGCTATCATCTTTCACAAGATGATGAACCTTAGAAAGCAGATGTGTTACAATGCTTTTAATAAGCTTTTAGTAGTTAAACAATTGACAGAAAAGTTCGGTGATAGAAAAACCCTCGTGTTCAGTGAGAGTATTGAATTTGCAGAACAGATAAAAACTGTAATTGGTGACGATCAATGTTCTATATTCCACAGTAAAATGTCCAAACCAGTGCGTAAAAGCACTTTAGAAGATTTTGGAGATCCTGATGGAATTAGAGTGCTAAGCTCTGTTAAAGCATTGAATGCAGGTCTTAATGTTCCTGAGTGTTCTCTTGGAATCTGTTGTGCAGGAAGTTCAAAGGCCCTGGATAACATTCAAAGAACAGGTAGGACATTGAGGAAAGTTGAAGGCAAGCAAGCTGTATATGTAAACTTGTATGTCAAAGGTTCCCAAGAGGTCAAATGGGTAAGAACAAGAACTAAAGGAGATTATTCAGTTAAATGGGTGGACAGCATTGGTGATATAAGCTGATATTAACCACTTTAATTTAAATAATGATCGCAATAGGTAAACCATTTATTGAGATCCTGATGGATGCTCAATTAAGTCTAGAAGAATATTTTGTACTTTACTGTTTCTCTTATGATAAGAGAGATCTGATAAAACTTTATAGCAATAATGTAGAAGCTATAAAAATAAGTACTCTAAACTCTTTAAAAGACAAAGGGTATCTTTATGATACTCCTAATTGGGTCATTACTGAAAAAGGTAACTCTTTTATTAGAGATCTTGTTGACAGTTATCATGATGCTAAATCTGATAACCCGTTCTTAGGAGATGAGGATCTTGTAGAACTAGCAGAAAATATATATGAAGCTGAGTTTAATACTTTTCTATCTACATATCCAACTAAAGTAATAAGAACAGATGGTCGAGTAGACTATCTTAAAGAAGGTACTAAAGAGATAAAGAAAATTTATTTATCTCTTATACAATCTGGAAGATGTTCTACTCAAGATCTACAGAAATCTGTAGATTTTTATGTTAAAGCACAAAAAGTAAAAGGTTTGAATTATATGAAAACCTTGAAAAATTGGCTTAAACAGGATATATGGAGAGATACTCTTAATGTAATGTCCATGGAAAATGAATCAAGTAAACAGAATATAAACTATGGCGGTAAATTCATCTAAGAAACTTTCTTATAAACATATCCAACAAGCAAGTGATGAAATAATCCAATATATTGATCAAAGGAGAAAAGGTACTATACGATCTCTTAAAACACGATGGAGTAAATTAAACAGGACAATAACTGGCGGTCTGGAATGGGGTACAATAGTTACCATTGCAGGTATGTCTGGTTCAGGTAAGTCTTCAATTGCAAATGAATTGGAGACGAGCCTGTTTGATTTCAATCCCAATGAAGAGTTTTCAGTATTGTCTTTTAACTTCGAGATGTTGTCAATGAAGCAAGTAGGTAGAAAAATATCCTCTAAGCTTGATATTACAGCATCTTCATTATATTCGGGTAATGAGAAACTTGACGATGATAGTTTCGAGAAAGCAAAGTTTATAGTAGAAGATACCATAAACGACTATGATATCTACTATGTAGATGTCCCTGGTAATGTAGAAGAGATCTATAATACTATACACGAGTTCCATATGAGAGAAAAAGGCAAGAAAGGCCCTTTCTATGGTAGTGTAATATTTTTAGATCATACTCTATTGACCAAAGGAGCACAAGGAGCAGACGAGCGTGAGATATTGACCAAGCTCTATAAGATGTTCATGCTTATTAAAAAAGAGCTTAAAATAATAATTATTGTTCTAAGCCAATTGAATCGTGATATAGAACGAGCAGAACGTATTGCAAATCCTACTACACAATATCCTATGAAAAAAGATATTTTCGGTAGCGATGCTGTATTTCACGGCTCTGATATAGTTCTTATATCACACAAACCATTTATGCTTCATTTACAAAGCTATGGACCTAATAATTTACCTGTAACCAATCCGATGGACTCAAATCAGGCCATGATATATTGGCATATTATAAAGAATCGCGAGGGTGAGGCTGGAGTTGTACTGGGTATGTTAGATAATCTGAAACATAGCAAGATAGATGAGTATATAAAACCAGGAGAGTTAAATTTTAATAATTAATAAATGTCACAGGAAATACTGATAATCGGAGAATCTGGTTCTGGCAAATCAACAAGCCTTGAGAACTTAGATCCCTCTTCTACATTTATAATCAATGTAGCCAAAAAACCAATGCCTTTCCGAGGATGGAAAAAGAACTATGCACCTTTATCCAAAGACAATCCAAAAGG